CAACGTGGTCAACGGCCAGATCCGCGAGTTGATCCCGATCAAGCCCGACAATGTCCAGATCACCGTTCGGCAGGATCTGGAGCTTGAGTACACGATCTCGTTCGAGAACAACAAGACGCTGACGCTCTCGCGCTCCGAGGTCTTTCACCTTCGCTCGCCGTCCTGGGACAGCGCACGCGGGCTCGATCCGGTGCTGCTCGGACGCCAGGCGCTCGGGCTCGCGCAAGCGAGCGAACGGTCACAGGCGGCGCTGCACAAAAACGGCGTTCGCACGACCGGCCTGTTCACCCTCGACGGCAACCCGTCGCAGGAGCAGCGAGACCGCGTGCGCGAGGCTATCGCCTCGATGTACGGATCGGCGTCGAACACAGGAAAGCCGGTGCTGGCCTCGGGCGCACTCAAGTTCACGCCCACGCAGATGACCGGCGTGGACGCGCAGCACCTCGAGACCCGCAAGCATCAGATCGAAGAGATCGCGCGGCTGATGGGCGTCTTCTCGATCATGCTCGGGCACGCGGGCAACAACTCGCCGACGTTCGCGTCCGCCGAGGCGTTCTTCGCGGCGCATGTCCGCTACACGCTCCAGCCCGAGATCAAGGCGATGACCAGCGCGCTCAATGCGCAGCTGCTCACCGATGAGGAGTGGGCGAACGGCTATCGCTTCACGATGGATACGTCGGAGCTTCTGCGCGGGTCGCTCAAGGACCGCGCCGAATACTACGACCGCGCCATTCGCGGCGGCTGGATGACGCGCAACGAAGCGCGCGAGGACGACGGGTGGAACCCGATCGATGGCCTCGACAAGCCGCTGTTCCCGCTGAACATGGGCGAGGTGGTCGGCCAGGGCTCTGACGCGGACGTCGCGCAGCCTGTCGATGTCGAGGACGACGCGGCGCAGAAGAACCCGTGGACGCCGACCGATGAGATGGCGGCGAACGCGCGGCGCGCGCTTGCGTGGCGCGACGAGTTCGGGCGCGGCGGCACCGCTGTCGGCATCGCTCGCGCGCGCGACATCAGCAACGGTCGCCGTCTGCCGCGCGACACGATCATGCGGATGGTGAGCTTCTTCGCGCGGCACGAAGTGGACAAAGAAGCCGAGGGCTTCCGCCAGGGCGAGCCGGGCTTCCCGAGCAACGGGCGCATCGCATGGGATCTCTGGGGCGGCGACGCTGGCCGCGCGTGGGCAAATCGCATCGCTGATCGGATCGAGGAACTTGGAGAATGAGCAACGGCGTCGCGAGCATCGCGCTCGAAGTCAAGTTCGCCGCAGACAAGCCGATGGGCTCGTTCAGCGGCTACGGTGCCGTGTACGGCAACATCGATGAAGGCGGCGACATGATCACGCCAGGCGCGATGGCGCGTAGCCTCGCGTCCTGGGGCGCGAAGAACATGCTCCCGGCCATGTACTACAACCACGACCGCTCCAAGGGCGCTGTCGGCGTCTGGGAGAAGATGAGCGAGGACCAGAACGGTCTGCATGTCGAGGGCCGCATCATCGGCCTCGACACCGACGAAGGAAAGATGACCTACGCGCGCTTGCGTGAGGGTGCCATTAAGGGAATGTCGATCGGCTATCGCGTCCCTGCCGGCGGGTCGAAGATGGGCACGGGGCGCACCGGAGAACCCAGACGGTGGCTGAAGGCCATCGATCTGCGCGAGGTCTCGGTGGTCGATGACCCGATGAATCCGCTCGCGAAGCTCGCCTATCTCAAGAGCGCGCCCGCGCTCATTCTCGACGCGCGCGGCCTGGAGGCTGCTCTGCGCGACGAGCACAAGATGTCCATCGCCGAGGCCAAGAGCCTCGTCGCGGTGGTCCGTCGTCATCTGCGCGATGCAGCTGACGAACACGCCGACGCCTCTCGTGATGACGAGGTCGAGGCTTTGGTCGCGTCGCTGAAGCGCGCGGCTTCCATCCTCTCCACGAAAGGTTAGTCAAATGGAAATCAACGAACTGAAGGGCGCGGTCGATGCTGTCGGCGCCGCTTTCGAGGCATTCAAGTCCACCAACGACGCGCGCCTGGCCGAGATCGAGAAGAAGGGCTCTGCCGACGTCGTGACGCGTGACAAGCTCGACCGGATCGAGTCGTCGCTGTCGAAGTACGAGGCGCTGAACCAGAAGCTGGTACAGGCCGAACTCGCGGCGAAGAACGCCAGCGAGACCGCCGCCGATCTGGCCGCGAAGCTGAACCGGCTCGGCTCGGGCAAGTCCGCGCCCGAGGCCGACGAAGTCAAGGCGCGCGCGAACGACTGGATGCGCGCTGTCGTGCGCTCCATCGCGCGCGGCGATGGCGCTCTGTCCGAGAGCGAGCGCAAGAGCCTCGACGGCGTCGCCGCCGAGATGAAGTCGCTCTCGCTGTCGCCCGACACGCTCGGCGGCTATCTGGCGCCGACCGAGTATGTCCGCGAGATCATCAAGGGCGTCGTCGAGGTCACGCCGTTCCGCGCGGTCGCGCGCACGCGCCAGACCACGCAGAAGGCGATCCAGCTGCCGAAGCGTACCGGCACCTTCTCGGCGCAGTGGGTCCAGGAGCAGGGCACGCGCTCCGAGACCACCGGCCTGACCTACGGTATGGACGAGATCCCGACGCATGAGATGTATGCGCTGGTCGATATCACCAATCAGATGCTTGAAGACGCCGCCTTCAATATGGAGAGCGAAGTCAGGGCAGAGGCAACCGAGCAGTTCGCGAAGGCCGAAGGCGCGGCGTTCCTGAGCGGCTCGGGTGTCGGTCGTCCGTTCGGCTTCCTCAACAACGCCTCCATCGCGACCGTGAACAGCGGCGCGGCGGCAGCGCTGACGGCTGACGGTCTTCTGAGCGTCTACTACGGCATCAAGACCGACTACGCGCGCGCGGCGGTGTGGATGATGAACCGCAGCACCATCGGTCAGATCCGCCGCCTGAAAGATGGCGACGGCGAGTATCTGTGGGCTCCCGGCCTCGCCGGCGGCGTGCCGAACACCATCAACGGCGCGCCCTACGTCGAGGCCGCCGACATGCCGGATGTCGGCGCGTCGGCCAAGCCCGTCGCGTTCGGTGACTTCCGTCGTGGCTATGTGATCGTCGATCGCATCGCGATGGAGATGCTGCGCGATCCCTACACCCAGGCGACGAGCGGCGCGGTCCGCATGATCTTCCGCCGTCGCGTTGGCGGTCAGGTCGTGCTGCCCGAGGCCATCGTGTTGCAGAACGTCGCCCTCTGATCTGACTGAGAAAGGACCATCCCAATGGCCTCGAAAGACCTCCACAACAACATCGACATCAAGCGGGCGATCTCGCCCGTGTCGGTGTCCGATAACACCGCCCAGGTGTCGCAGATCGTGGACACGCGCGGCTACGAGAGCGTCGAGCTGGTCATCGCGACCGGCTCGATTGCCGACGCGGACGCGACGTTCACCGTTCTCATCGAGGACGGCGATAGCGCGACGCTGACGGACGCGGCGGCGGTGCCCGACACGTTCCTGCTCGGCACCGAAGCTCTCGCGAGCTTCGCGTTCGATGACGACAACGAATGCCGGAAGATCGGCTATGTCGGCGGAAAGCGTTACGTCCGCGCGACCATCACGCCGGCCAACAACGCCAGCGCGGCGCTGCTCTCGGCGGTGTGGGTGCTCGGCAACGCGCGCACCGCGCCGACGTCGAATCCGCCGGCCTGATCTGACTGGGCGGCGGGCTTCGGCTCGCCGCCCTCTCTACCGAACGAGGTGCTCACATGAGCTATTCGACGCAGAACTACGACGCGCAGGGCGGCGCGCTCACCGTCATCGGGGGCGAGCTTCGCATCTCGGGCGGCTACATCAGCGGCGGCGCGATCCTCAACAAGCGCCAGCGCTTCACCATCGCTGAGATCAACGCGGGCGCGACGCTCCTGCCAGCGATCTCGGGCAAGAGCTACCGGATGATCGGCTGCAAGGCCATCGCGGTCGGCGGCGCTGCTGGCGCGGTGACGACGGTCGATGTCAGCGGCACGGTCTCGACCTCGCGCAAGCTTGTCGCGTTCGCGCAAGCGAGCCTGACGCAGTCCACCGTCCTGACGGACGGCGGCTCGGGCGGCGCGGTGCTGGCCGATGGCGCGAGCTACACCGCGAACGACGCTGGCACGGCGATCCTGGTCGGCAAGACGGGCGCGAGCGTGACGACGGCGACGCATATCGACATCGTGTTCGACTACGTCATCGAGTGACATCGATGAAAGTCGAGCGCTTCAGCGTTTCGGTGACAACGGCGGCGGATGGGTCGGCAACGGCCTATTCGCCGACAATCACCGGGGCCATCTCGTCCATCGCCTATGTCGCGGACGGAACCAACCCCTACGCCGCGACGGTCGATTTCGCGATCACCGTCGAAAGCACCGGGCAAGGTCTCTGGACGCAGTCCGACATCAGCGCTAGCGGCACGCGCGCGCCGCGTCAGCCGACGCATGAGCAGGACGGGACGGATCGCTTCTTCCAGGGCAGTGGCACCGAGCATTCGGTCCCTGATCTGATCTGTCTCGCGCACGACCGCGTTAAGATCGTGCTGGCGCAGGGCGGCAACGCCAAGGTCGGCCAGTTCATCATCACGGTGATCTGATGCTCTCAGTCCTC